AGGGCTACGGCTCCTGTCGCGCCCGTGGCACCTGTCGCCCCGGTAGGTCCGGTGCTGCCCGTGGCCCCCGTCGCGCCTGCGGCACCCGCCGCGCCGGTATTGCCAGTAGGCCCAGCGGGGCCAGTCGGACCCGTGGCTCCGGTCGCGCCATTCGTTCCGTTCGTGCCTGCCGGACCCGTGGCTCCCGTGGCTCCCGCGCTGCCCTGTGGCCCGGTCGGACCTGTTGCGCCTGTAGCGCCGTTCGTGCCATTCGTGCCTGCGGCACCTGTCGGCCCAGTCGGACCCGTGGGGCCAGTCGCGCCGCCGCCTCCGGTGATCCATTCAAGTTCAAAGTCTGAGTCCGTGGCCTTGGCGAGAACCTGACCTGTCGCCCCTGCTGGTGGGATCGGGTAGGTAAGGAGGCTTTCCCCACTTGCCGTCCAAGTGGTCCCGTCAGAGGTCCATATCTCCCATGTAACGGGCGCGGAGTCCAGTTCCACATAGGTCTGCCCGGAGTAGCCCGTCCCGGTCGGGCTGCCGTTGCCGTAGTAGAGGTCGCCCTGGCTGCCCGTGGCCCCGGTCGGTCCCGCTACCCCTTGGCTTCCGGTGGGGCCAGTTGGCCCGGTGGAGCCTGTGGCACCCGTCGAACCCGTCGCTCCGGTGGAACCGTTCGTGCCAGCCGCCCCGGTCGGCCCGGTAGGTCCGGTGCTGCCGTTTGCCCCCGCCGAACCCGTAGCGCCTGTGGAACCCGTGGCACCAGCCGGTCCGGTTGGCCCCGGCACCGTGGAGTCGGCACCCGTGGCTCCGGTCGGGCCTGTCGCGCCGGTTGATCCCGTGGTTCCCGTTGCTCCGGTGGCCCCCGTCCCCCCGGCAGGGGCAAAGGTCAGCGAGTAGGCACCCCCGCTACTAAGGTTGGACCCGCTTGGGGCCGAAATGTCCACCTTGTAGTAGCCCGTAGCTGCCGTAGTTCCTGTGACCTGCCGAACCTGAACCGCGTTGCCCCCGGAGTCCACGATGTAAAGTTGGCCCTTGGTAAAGGTCGCAAGCCAGTCGGTGACGGTGCTGCCGCCCGTGGCTTGGTTGTCTATGAAAAGCCTGGTCGCGCTTTCCTGGGTGGCATTGTTGAATCGAAAGTTTCCGCTGCCGGGATCGGAGTCGGTCGTGGTTGAGGAGAAGGTGTAGGGAACGCCGCCCCTTGCTCCTGCCGCTCCGGTTGCGCCGGTAGCACCCGTGGGGCCAACGCTTCCGGTTGCGCCCGTGGAGCCGGTCGGTCCACTCGGGCCCGCCGGACCCGTCGAACCGGTGGCACCAGTAGCGCCGCCGTTACCCGTGGCTCCGGTGTTGCCTTGGTTGCCGGTTGCCCCTGTTGCTCCCGTCGCCCCTGTGACTCCCTGAGCGCCCGTGGCTCCCGTGGGACCGGTCGGGCCTATGGCTGTTATCTCGGCACCCTCGGCACCGTAGAAGCGCCAGCTCACGAAATCTCCAATCCGTAGATCGTGACCGTGACCTGAGCGGCTGCGCTCGCCTGCCCGGAGAAGCTGTCAGAGGCTTCTAGGGTGATCGTGCCGTCAAACTCGGCCCAACCCCCCGCTCTTACAGAAGTAGCCGGAAGGATCACATTGGCCGCTGCGGTGCCGTCATGCCAGAGCTTGATCGTCCTGGCACTCGTATCGTTGTTCACGATTCGGATGTGCTTGATGATCGCTTGCGTGGCGCTAGGCACCGTGTAAAGCGTCGTTGCCGATGTTCCCGGCTGTCCTTGGTAAATCTTCTTATAGGTATCGGTCATCAGTCCATGAAGGTCGAGAAGGCGCGGGTTTCAATACCTGCCCCGGCAGGGCCGGTGGCACCCGTGGGGCCAGCGGGTCCAGTCGGGCCGGTCGGTCCCCCGCTTGGGCCGGTAGGTCCGGTCGGCCCGGTGGGTCCGGTGTTGCCCCCTACGCCGTTGGCGACATTTTCCTGCTGGATGGGGAACGCCTGAGCGATGGCCTCGAAGTTTCTCTGGATGGATTCCAGGGCTTCTTTGAGGTCGCCCCCCGCTTTCTCTATCTGCGGGTCAGGAAGGCGTAGGGTCATCAGCCGATGCGGATAGCAACGATTGAGGCGGCGCTTCCGGGGACCGTCAGGCTCACGGCAGAAGCGCTATCCGGGCCAAACCGAACCCCGATGGTCCCCGTAGTCGTTAGCGTGAGGGGGCTAACGAGAGTCACAAAGCGCCTTACGATTGTGCTTCCATCCCTCTGGATGGTCGGCTTATCGCCAACATCGGTAGAGGTTGTCTGGTTGTAAAGCCACACCGCACCAGTCGCGTTATTGCTGATCTGAACCTGAACCTGCGCGATCAGCAGGTAGGTTCCCGCCGAGAGGGAAACCGAGAGGTCAGCAACATTTGCCGCCGAACTCGTAGCGCTTGTCTCAGAGTTTGCGCTATCCGAAGTAATCGTCAGATTGAGCTTCGGAGAAGTAACCGCGTCGTCGGCAATCTCAGCGGTGTCCACGGCACTCGCGTTGATCTTTGCGTTGGTAACGGAGTCGGTGCCGAGTTTGGCGGCGGTGATCGAGCCGTCCAGAAGCTTCGAGGCGTTTATGTCGGCTGCCGACTTGATGTTGCCATCGTCAAGGTTGCCATTGACCACATCGGCAATAGCGTCGTCGTTGTCCTCGACCTGCGACCAAAGGTTGTCGCCTGTGATGTTGCGGTTAGGAAGTGTTACCTGCGTCACGAATCGTCCTCAATCCCTGGTTGTCTGACTTGTCTTACTTGGTGGGTTGCGCGGTGGACCGCCCACGCTGCGGTCCCGCGAATGAGCATGGAGAAGGTCGTCCCGCGAGCGGCCCTACGGCGCTGCCTCGGAGCAAGGCCGCGTGGCTCGGCCCAGTAGGAGGTATTCCACGCCTCTGAGCCTGGGGAGTTCCATTGGGGGTCGGTTCCCGACTCGGTGAAGGCAACCGCGATCACATTCCCTTCGTCCTCCTCAAAGTCCGTGGACATTCCGATAAAGGTTTCCCCGGCTCCCCACAGCTTCGATGCCCGAACTACCTTTATGTCGGGGCTGTTGAAGTCGAGCCACCCCGAGCGCCACTTGGCCTCAATCGCGGTGCCGTTGTCGTCGGGATCGGTGCGGCGGTGTTCGGCAAGGATCGTGTCTCCGAACCAGAGCTTTCCGTCGAAGCCGTGAACCCACTTGGCGGGGAGGTCGTAAAGCGAGAACCAACCCGCATCCGTGTCGTGAACTAAGACTCGCTGCCCTGCCGTAGAGGTAAAGGCCATGTAGATCGTGTCGTCCACGGCGGCAAGCCGGCAAGAGGTTATGTCGCTGATCGTGCCGCCCGTGTAGTAGCCAGAGGTATTGCCGGTCCACAGCGGCTCGACGGCATCAGACACCTTCTCGGCGCTCGAGCCCGTGGTCCGGTAGAGCCCGTCAGGGCCTACGAAATAGACACCGTTTCGTGTGGTGGCAATACCGAACGGCGAGGCAAGCCCCACGCCGCCCTCCACAGGGCGGTAGTTGAAGATCGGGTCGCCTGCGGCGTTTTGAGAGTTGCCGTAGAACACGAAGAACTTGCTCTCCTTGAATACGAATACGAGCTCGCGCCATCCGACTGCTCCTTGAATCTTTTCTCCGTCGCCGGGGGTTAGCTGGACATAATCGAGTGCGTTCCAGGTCGCCGGGTCGCCGGGGTCCGAGAACCAGACATGGGAAGGGCTGGTGGTGGCTGCTGCGGGGCCATCGGTCGCCCCGAGAAAGCCGGTGGAGACAAGGCGGTTATCCGCGGACTGGACGGCTAGGTAGCGCCCCTTGGGGACGACGATGGACGACGAGTTGGGGTTGGTGAAGGCGCTGCCGTTGTAGTAGCGAACATCGGTGCCGTTGGAGGCATAGATGCGCTCTGAGGATGGGGTGCCGTAACGGGCAAAGGAGAAGGCAACCGTGGGAGTGGTGAGGCTTCCCGACGCGCCCTGGGTGCCGCCGCTTGTGTCGTAGCCCCTGAGCTGGCTGCTAACGGTCGTAAGGATGCGCTTGGACCCTGCGGTAGTGCTAAACGATCCAAGGCCCAGGATCGTCGCGTTGAGCCTTTCCACGAACCCGCCACGGGTGACGATGGCTCCGCGCTCGGAAAAGCCGACATTCATCGCGTCTATGGCCTCTGCCGCGTCCACGGCATCGGGCTTGTCTCTTAGATTCAGCCCCCTACCGAACCCCTGATACGGGAAGGACTGGTAGGCCATCAGGCGATGTAATCCTCGAAGATGCCGGACTGAACGAGGGTCTGCGGGTTCTGGTAGTTCCTGACCATCTGCGCGTCCCTCATGGCCTGAATGTCGCGCTCGATGGAAACCTGAAGCGCCTGAGCGGTGTCGTATTCGTCGTTGTCCTTCAGGCCCCGCATCACCGCGCCGTCAATGATGGTTTCCTGGTAGGCGCTCGGAATCAACGGCTCGTCGGTATCGGTGTAGGTCGGGGGCTTCTGGATAAACCGGACATACAGGGTCTTATCGCTGGTCGGCCAGGTCTTGATCGTGTCGCCGTCGAGATACCAATGGGTCGGATCGCCCGTGTCGTCAAGGTCGGGGTCGCGGTCCCGAATGTCCCTTAGGTCGGTGCCCCGGAGCGTGACATCCTCGTAGCCAACCCAGAGGACTTGCGAAAGGTTGCTGATCGTAAGCGGCGCAGCGCCCGTGGTTTCGGTCTCGAGGAACGGCCAGGGCTCCTGAGCGCAGACATACTCGTATGCCTGCTTGATCCACTTGTCGAGTCGAGCCTGAGGAATGTATTGGTAACCGCGATCTTCGACCTCGGCACGAATCTCCTGGAAGGTCATTTCTTGAACATCTTCCTTTTCTTGAGCCCTCCGCTTCCGAATACGCGGCTGCCGGCACGAATGTCCATAGCCGCAACATCTATGTTCTGTTCACGGGCGAGCTCGGCGTCCTTCTTGGCCTGCTCCGATTGTCTTAGTTGTCTCTCCCTGAGCTCCTGGAGCGCCCCCTCTCGCCATAGGTCGGCCGCCTTCATATCCTCGATGATCCCCAGAGAGGGCTCCACATACTCCTTGTCCGGCCCCATGATCGGCCAGTAGGAGTGAATGAGTCCTGGAGGGGTGCGGCGGATATGCCACCTTCCCGGCACGATGCCGGCGATTACCCCTTCCTCGGCCTTGGGGCCGATCCAGACCAGCTCGAGGTATGGGTCCAAGCCCTTGAGCTCTGCGTTTATCTGTTTGACGAGCGGGGAGTAAGGCGGTCCCTGCTCTACGGCCTGCTCTCGCATCGCGTTTAGCGGCACGATCAGGCCCGATGAAGTCTTTGGCACTTGTCCTCCTAAGAGAATCCCCTCCCCCGCCCGGAGGCGGGGGAGGATGATTCATCCGGTCTAGGCTGCCGGCGCGGTCAGGCTCAGGTTGGTGAGCTTGCCGTGGGCCGAACGCCTGTTGGTGGCCAGCTGGTTGTAATACTCCAGCGCTCCGACCAGGTTGGTCGATCCCTGCTTCCACTCGAGGATCGAACCACCATACTTCTGCGTGACCCAGTAGGGCTTGTCCGTTCTGACGCAGAAGAGGTGCTTCTTCGTGAGCATGAACCACTCATCGTCGGGCGTGTCGGGCTGGGCGTCGATCTTCATGCCCGACCAGGTTGCCCCGGTGTCGTTGCCGGCACCGATGCCGGAGTCACCCGAGAACCGGGCCTGCGACTGAAGCAGCAGGTAGAAGAGCTGCTGCTGAAGCGGCGAGGTCAGGTTCCAGTCGGGACGACCGCCCCTCTGCTGGAAAATCTTCCTCTGAATGTTGAGGAGCTTCTCCAGAGACAGATCCTCGGCCGAAGCCGGGGAGTCGATGGCGAACGACTGCCACCTCTCATCAGTCAGGCCACCGAAGGCGCCCGTTCCGATGATGTTGTTCAGACCGTTCATCCCGTAGAAAGTGCTGCCGCTACGGGAGTTGGCGATGCTGATGTAGTGGGACGAGGTGGTGGTCACGGCCGTAGCGACCGTGATCGTGTTGTTGTCCAGATCAACACCGGTGATGGTGTTGCTGGCAGACTGAGAATCTTCATCGGCGGTAGTGCCAATGTCGATGGTCAGGCCGGGGTAGAGATACCCGCGCTGAAGCGCCCAGGTGTCGCCAGAGGCGAGGTTCACCGTAGTTGAGCTGGAGGTGGTCGCACACCGCGCCAGGTTTCCGGTGCCGTCACCGAACGCCTGAGCTGCGACCTGGTGCCGGGTGTTCTCGATGGCACCTGTGACTTCGGAATCCATCGCAGACGCGACAGCAAGCGGTCCCTCGGACGAGGTGATCGCGTTGGTGTCGAGCTGAACCTGGAACCAATGCCGGGTGTGGTTGAACTCCGCAACGCCAACCTTCTGGTTGTCGGCGGGGTTGAGGGCACTCGAGCCGGTGTCGGGAACGATGGTGTAACCGCCCGAACGGTCGAGGTGAACCGGGACTTTGGCAACTTTGCCAACCCGATACTTCGAGGTTTTCTCGATCTGATCGAGAAGGAGGTTCTGGTCGTAGAACTGCTTTTCGAGCCTGTCCTGGGTCCAGACCTCCTTGAGAACATCTGAGTAGGTGTCGATATCGACGGCCATTCAGATTCCTTTCTTGGAGAGTGAAGCCCTACTCAGCTTCCGCCGCCGCGATGCGGTCAGCGATGAACTGAACTCGGGCCTCGTCGTTGTTGAGGTCAGCCGCTCTGTCAGCGGCGATACCGGACCCTGGGCGGCGAGCCGCCTTCTTCGATTCAACCCATGCGCTCTGTCGGTCCTTGAGGAGCTCGGAGAGGTGTGCGTGGGCGATCTGAAGGTCAGGCAACCCCTGTTCGTTGGGGTTCGCCCTTGCTACGGAGGCGAGGATGGCGATTTCCTGGTCAGAGAACTCGCGGCCTTCGGACTGCTCCAAAGACTCGATTCCTTCTGTCAGGAACTCAGTTTCGGCCTCGACATACGCTTCCTGCTCGGCGGCTGCCTGCTGTTCTTCCAGCATGGCCTCCAAGCGATCTATGCGAGCGTCGGGGTCGAACTCGTCCAGTTCATCGAACTGAGCGGCTTCTTCTTCCTCCAGCTCAATGCCGAATCGTCTGAGGATTTCGGCCTGGGCTTCGGGTCCAGCCTGTCCCGCGAGCATCGCCTGAAGCTGTTCGGCTTCGGAATACTGCTGGTTGCGACGGTCGAACTCAGAGCGGAGGTCGTTATACCTCTGCTCGTAGTCAATCGCGGGACTGTCTGCGGGTGTCCCGTTATCTTCGGGGCCGCCTATGGGTCCGGGTGTCTCCTCTGTCTGAGGGGCCGGGACTTCGCCCTCTACGGGCGTGGCTTCATCTGGCATTTCTGCCTTTCGTGAGTGTGGGGCCGGTGTCCGGCGTGTCCACGGTTTCTGTGCTTATCCGGGCGCTCTCTTAGTAGAGCGGTGTCCGGCTAAGATGGGAGGGCGGGGAGCGAGGACTGCGGCGTTCCCATATCGGGCTTTGCCGCGTTCATCATGCCCTGAGACATGGCTTCTTCCGCCTGAAGTTGTTTTGCTCTCTCGGCCTGTCGAGTCTCAATCTCAACCAGGGCAGAGAAGTAAAGGAGGGAGGCTTCCTTGTATTCCGCTGGGAGGTTGTCCCATCCGTCCGTCTTGAACCAGTCCGAGAATACGGCCTTGTGGACGGCCACATTGTCCACCATTTCGCGGGGCATCCATCCCGGAACCTGAGTAAGCGGTTGGCCGGTGTCGGGGTCCATCGCTTCCTCGCCGGGGAACACCGGGCGGGGCGGCTCCTTCAGGAACTCGCCCGATCTGATCTTGCCGATAATCAGGTTGGCCCTGGCTATGTCGAGTTCGTAGGACTCGACCAGCTTTTCGGCGGTTCCGCCGTCAATAGCCGCCATCGCCGCCTCAGGGCTCACCCATCCGAGCTGCGCGTAGTTCATCACCCGCTGCTCGATGGCCTGCCTGGTGCGAGGCTCGAGGGAGCCGGGGGCCACCCTCACATCGGTCTGATTGCGAAGGTTTATTCCCATGAAGTCCTGAATGGACTCCCAACCCGTCCTACCCCGGAACTGAATGATGCGCGGCTCGGTGTAGTGGCGCTGAACTAGGGTCAGGCAATCCCGCATCACGGCGGAGTGCCAGTCCGCGAGCTTCACGATGAAGTTGCCCCAGGCGAGGCGGTCGCGCTCGAGGAGCGCCTGAATCCCCTTGCCCGACTCCACCTGCGAGGGAACCTGGTTGTCTGAAGAAATGAAGCCCATGAGCCGCTCCATACGGTCGGCAAGGGCGAACAGCTCGGAAGGTATCGGCGGGACTGGCCTCCACTTCGGCTCATGGCCGACAATGGGGTTGTAATAGACCACGCTCCCCGGCTCGTCGGAGGGCCGGGTGCGGCTATCTAGCGAGCCTACGGGAGCGAGAATCTGCGGCGAGAGGGCGACATTCTTCCACTCGGAAACCTTGTTGAGAGCGTCGTTGAAGGTCCGCATCGGCTCGATCAGTTGCCGCACGAGTCCCTGATCGCGGTCAGAATCGGGACTAATCATGTAGGACAGACGGTGAATACAGGGGGCATCCACGGTGTTTCCCTGCGAGTCCTTCAGCGGGTATTCACCTTCGGGGAACGCGAGCTTGCCGTTAGCAATCGTCAGCCATCGTCCGTTCGGATACTCCGGGGTCGGACGCTCGAGGTAGTCGGTAACGACGACCATCTGCGAGGGCTCGGTCTTTTCACCGCGCCAGTCAATCTCGGCATCGGGGGTGAGCTTGATCCCCAGGAAGCCCTCTTCGTTTTTCACGGAGTCAATGGGGCGGGCGTGTTGGATCACATAGAACGGGGAGTCATCGAACTGACACCCAGGCTCCCACGAGACTTCAGGTGCGCCGTAGACCTTGACTCTCACATCGCCCACGCCGATCACTCCCTGTTCGGTTTCCACGAAGGGCCCGACGCCGGAATCCCAATACGGGAAGGCAAAGGCTTCTCCGCAGGCGAGTGCGTAGTAGACGGCGGTTTCGGTAGCCCTTCTAAGACTCCAGGACTCATAGCCGGCCAGGGCGATCTTCTCCGCGAGCTTGGCTCCGGATATGTCCTCTGAGTCCGTGGTGGACGGGACTACTTCGTAGCCCGGGACGCGCTGAGTGGCGGCGCTAATCTTGCCGTCGAGGATTGCGAAGATGAGGTTGCGGGACTGACGAACCCTCCACTTGGGCTTACCCTTGCCATCGTAGGATTCCTTGGTGGCCTGGTGGGTGAGCTTGTTCCGGGAGTTGATGTAGGCGTAGTGGTTGCCTCGAGCGAACTCGAGGGCTTCCTTCCACTCGGGAGTGAGGTCGTCTGCCTGCTGCCGGGATCGCCTGATTCGGTCCATGACGGACTTCTCGGGGGCCGAGGGCCCGGTCAGCTTGTCGATAAGGCTAGTTTCTGCCATTCATCTGCTCTCTTGCGAGGAAGGCTTCCTCGTCGTCGTCAAAGGGAATGTGAAGGGTTAGTTCACCCTGGCCCGTGGAGTAATCCACGATTGCCTGTTCGGGCGCCTGGATTCGCTGGAGAAGTGCCTGCCGCTCGGCGGCCCACTCCTGCTGCTCGCGGGCCATCTTCCACTCCTTTACGAGTAGGACGAGCCCCAGGATCACAGCTATAGCGATTGTCTCCGTCACGATCTATCTCCGTTCATTTCTCAACTCATTGACCCCATCGGCGCCGTGTCGGTCTCAAACGGTTCGTAGTCGGCGGGCGGGGCAGTCCCAGGAACCCATCGGCGGCGGCGCTCCTTCAGCTCCGGATGAATCAGCGGGCGGCTCATAGCCACATACCTAAGGCAATCCATCGCGTGATCGTTCCGCTTGACCACCGCAAACTTTCCATCCGAACTAGGGGCAAGGCGGTAACGCTCGCGCTCCCAAAGAAGGTTCTGACAGTTCCGAGCCACGGTGAGCAAGCCCTTCTCGAGCCGTCGCTTCACCTCGAAGATTCCGGTTTCTACATCGTTCTGCGCCGGCACGACCGGGAGGCCGGCCTTCTGGAAGGCAGACTCGACCCGCTCGGCGTCGGTGAGGGATCGGTTCCGGGCTGCCGGGTCGATCAGGTAGAAGGCGTTCTTGACTCCCCACAGGCGTTCCTTCTTGCGAATCTCCGCGACGGTTCGCTCCGGCGTGTGGCCCTGGAGCAGGAGCTCGTCGTAAATGAGAAGGTGGTTGTCCTTGTCAAAGGCGGCGAACAACACGGCTGTCTTTGCGATCCCGGGGTCAATCACAATCTGGAAGGTCTGATCCCTTAGGTGGCTCTTCTCGACCGGATCGCACACATGACGGCTCGAGTCCCACTCCGAGTAGACGAGCCCTTGGAAGTGAACAAAGTTTCCTTCCTTACGGGCCGCCCGATACTCCTCGGGGATCGCGGCAAGGGCCGCCTTCTTGCCCTCCTCCGAAAGGTTGGGGTTGTCGTCCATATCCACTCGAACGACACACAGCCCCTCGTCCTGCCATACATCCGGGGCTATCTCTGGGCCCTTGTTCTCCCAGAGTTCATCGAAAGTCCAGGTCAGGCCGAGAAGCGGGGTGAAAGTGAATACCTCGTCCCCGTTGTAGTCGGCAAGCCGCATATTACATTCCTGCCGAACTAGCTCGCCCTTCTCTCCGGGCGGCTCCTCGTCGTAATGGATGCGGTGACGGGCGGAGCCGCCGAACTTATCGAGCTCCTGCTCATACGACATAAACTCGAAGAAACTCCCATTGGCAAAGCGAAGGATGCGCTGCGACTTTTCGTAGGCGGTATCCCATCCCCCGCCCTTGAGCTGAGACCTGGGGCACCAGCGGCGGATTGCCTCCTGGACGGCGATCATGGTCCGGGTGAAGTCGGGGGTAACGATTCGGCACTTGAAGGGGGCGTCCCACTTCTTGTAGGGCTTGAGGTGTTCCGGGATCGCGTCCGGGTCGATGGCCTGAATGATGTTGTCGCAGATGCCGCCGGTCGTCTTGCCGGAGCGGTTGCCTCCTAAGAAAACTTTGGTCCGGCCTCGGAAGGCGTGGAAGGGGCGCTGCTTCTCGTGAGGCATGTAGCCCTGGAGGGGGTTAGCCGCGAGTATTTCGTCGGCTTCGGCCAGTAGGCGCTTTACCTCTGGATCGTCCAGTAGAGCGGCGTCGGCGGAAACCTTGAGCTGGCTCACTTGATCCCGTAACGCTCCCGCATCTGAGACAGGGTTTCCTCGGGCTGCTCGGCCTTGTTGTCAATCTTGGTGATGCCCTTGGAGTTCACGCGGTAGCCAAGCGCCCGGAGCTGCTGGATGATCCGCTGCTGGCGTGTCTTACGACCCACGGGGCCGGATGACGGTGTTGCGCCGCCGCTAGTCGTGGTGCTGCCCGACGATAATCCGCCGCCGCTTGACGGGTAGCTGCCCCCGCCTCCGGTTGAAACAATGTTGCTGGCCGCGTCACCCACCAGCTCCATGTGCCAGTCCTCGCCGCTAACCGGGAAGCCAAGTCCAAACTGCGGGGCAAGCTCGCGCTGACGGGCGGTGAGGTTCACATCGACCGCCGCGCCGTGGTTGTGGTTTGACTGACCAGGGGGCGCGGCAAGGTTGCCGGTTCCGTTTAGGTAAGCCGCGTAAAGGTCGGCCTGCTCCTCGTTGCTCCGGTAGCCAGAGTTCACCTGAATAGGCTCACCGCTTGCCTTGGCGAGTGCGATCATGGCTTCGGCAAGGGGGCGCTGGAACTTCAGGACTTCGTTACCGCCGGTAGGGACGAGCCATTCGGTGCTGCTGGTTCCCGCTCCGTCCTGCGAGTAGTTCACGAACCGGGGCTTGCCTTCCTTCGCAATCTTGTTCGGTCCCTCCCCGCGAACCCCCTGAAGGCCCAGGCTCTCCGCTTTGCCGCTCACCCTGTTAGCGCGAGCCTTAGCCCGTTCAAGCCTGCGCTTCGCTCCGGGGGAAGGGGGCTTGTAGGAGATGAGGTCGCGGGTGCCTCTTAGGGAGTCGCCACCTTCGTAGCCAGAGGAGGCCCAACCGGAACCGGCTATGGCCTGAATCTGTGTTTCGTCAGATGCGCCCCTTGCCTGCGGAAGAATGTTCTGGATTCCCTGCGAGGCTCCAAACCGCTTGCCCTTCAGGAAGTCTGCCGATGCCTTGGCTGCCGACTCGGGACTACCCCACACCGCGTCTTTAGTGATCGCTCCGGGGCCAGAGTCGAAGTAAGCGATGTTCAACCAGTTGTGGTTACCCTCGGCCTCGCGTCCGGTTGCGTAGGAACCGCTCATCTCTGCGAGAACCCAGGCACCGGCAACGCGGGGGTTGATCCCGGTGCGCTTGGAAAACTGCTGGACAAACTTCTTCTGTCCGGGGGTCAGCGGTCCCTCGACACCGGACCTAGCCTGCGCCCTAGCCTTACGAACCTCTCTCTTGGCTCGCCTTACCTTGCGGCGGGTCTGACGGACCTCGGGGGTGGTGAACCTCTTGCCGTCGCGTCTTAGTTTGCCGTCACGGGCCGCTCGGGTTGTCTCCCCTACCCTCGGGGTTCCTACGGGCCTTCTTCCCCGGTAACGCTCGACGGTCGTGCCTTCTGCGTTTAGCCGAGTGTTCTGCCTGATCTTAGGCTCGGCTGCCAGGGCCTCGGGCCGGGTGGGGAAACTCCTGAGTGCGGCATCCTCGAGCCTGCGCTCGGCGGCGTTTCGCTCGGTCTGAAGGCCCATGTTGTCCTTCAGGTCTTGCTCGCTGCGAGTCCTTCCAGGGGGCGTGTAACGCTTCCTGAGGTTGTCTAGGGCTCTGCCTACCTCAGGTGTTGATAGCGGGCCCCGACGCGCTCTCGGAGCCTTAGGGGGCTTCGGGGAGGACGAGGAGGACTTGCCAAGGTTCGTTCGGGATACCGCGTTTCCAGCAGCCTTCTGACTCTTAGCAAGCCCGAGCTCTGACTTCGTTCTTCCGAGGTTCGGCTTTTTGTTTCGGTTCGGGTATCTCCCAAGTCGAGCTTCCTTTGATGAACGGGACGGCACTAGACGGCCCTCCTCCTTGCCTTGGCTGCGATGGCCTGGGCCTGCTCACGGGTCTTGGGAACGGGTTCACCCCAGGCGGTAGCCATGAGTGCTAGGCGTGTGGGCTTTCCGTTCTTGACCATTGGACCCTTTGGGTTCGTGTAGAAGCGAGTGGCCCAGTTTCTCCACCGAGCTTTATCGCGGGGTGAGGCAGAGCCGTAGTTCGTGACTCCTGCCTTCAGGTTCGCGCCTTGGGCGTTGTAAGCCCTTCTCCCGGCCTCCGACAGTCCACCACGGGGGTTCTTGTGGATCGCCCTACCGATGGCCTCAGAACGGCGCATATGGGTCTAGCGGCGCTTCCTAAACGATTTCATTTCGTCAATGCGACCCCTTAGCTCGGACTTGCCAACCCACGGCGGGTCCATGACCTCGCCTTCTTCCTGCCGATTCAGGTCGCGCATCCTCTGGTTGTAGCCACGGCCACGGTCCCTGCGCTCGGCCCTGGCTTCTGCCCTTCGGTTCGGACGGTCGGCAGCCTTCTTCGCCTTGGCCTCTCTGCGAGCTACGGCTTTCTTGGCCGCTTTGCGAGCGGGGACCGCCGACTTCAGGCCACTAACGCCCTTGACGGTTGCGCCCTTCAGCATCCCGACGCTCGGGATCAGGGCCGTGAGCGGGGCTATGCCCTTCTCAAAGTCCGTCTTAGGCTCTGCCGTGACGACCTCTGCGACCTTGGCGAGTGCGTCACCGACGAAACCAA